AACTGGTCCTGATGGTAACCCAATGGATACTGAATCATTCTTAGCATCTTTAAAAGTTGTTACTAATGGTATCGCATTCACTGACCAAGACGGTAATACAATTATCGCTGATGGAGCTGAAGTTCCATTTAGATTAGTTACTCAAAAATATGGTAAAGGTATTGTAGCATATGATGACATTTGTGATAATGCTGGTGTAATCTATTTAGAGTTAGATTTAACTCACCCAGTAGATGCAGCTGGTACTTCAACTTATGACGGATATGTTGGTGCTGACGCAACATTGGTATCAGCTAATACAGCTTCTGATTTATCTATTTCTTGGGCAGAATATGCTTCATTAGAATTAGAAACTGAAATGGGAGAGGTATCTTTCAAATTAGACGAAGTGGTTGTTTCTGTTGAAGAAAGAAAATTAAGAGCTACTTGGTCTCCAGAATTAGCACAAGACGTTAGTGCATTCCATAATATTGATGCTGAAGCTGAATTAACAGCTATGCTTTCTGAGCAAATCGCAGCAGAAATTGACCGTGAAATCTTAAGAGATATTAGAAAAGCAGCAGCTTGGCAATTAAGATGGGATTGGAACGGTTGGAGAAAAGCTTCTCTAGCGGCTAATGCTTATACACAAAAAGACTGGAATCAAACTTTAATCACTAAAGTTAACCAAATTTCAGCACAAATCCATAAGTCTACTCTTAGAGGTGGTGCAAACTTCATCGTGGTTTCTTCTGAAATCTCTGCTGTGTTTGACGATTTAGAATACTTCCACGTATCTGATGCTTCTCCAGAGCAAGACCAATATAACATGGGTATCGAGCAAATCGGTTCATTATCAGGTAGATATCAAGTATATAGAGACCCTTACGCACCTTCATGGTCATTGATTATGGGACACAAAGGTAAATCTTTATTAGATACTGGTTACATTTACGCACCTTACGTGCCAATGCAATTAACGCCTACAATGTACAACCCATTCAACTTCGCACCAGTAAAAGGTATCATGACAAGATATGCGAAAAAAGTTGTAAATAATAGATTCTACGGAGCTGTTAGAGTGGATGGTTTAGTAACATTCAATCCAAATGAATTAAGATAATATCAAATTTCATTAAATATAAAAAGCCTTAGTTTAACTAAGGCTTTTTTTTATTTTCTTTAATTAAAAAATATCTAGCATATTTTATTTCATCACCAAATTTATTGTTGCTAGTTTCTATCACGGTATTAATTTCATGACCATCTTTCTTTAAACTAAAAATTGTAGCGGCCAATCTAGTATTACCTAGTTTGTTAATTGCATACCATGGACTAATCGAGCCATGATTTCTCATAGCAGTTAAAACTCTTTCTTTTTGCGTTATTTTATTACTCATTTTAATTATTAATTTTCTAATTGTTTTTTTAATAGTTCTAATTTTCTATTTTCCATTTTATTAATCAATTTTAATGATTTGGTAATTGGATTATCTTCAACCCAGAATTTAGCTCTTTTCAATTCTAAGGTAATTTCATTTAATGACATTTGTTCTATTTTCATGATTTACTTTTATAAGAATTAATATAATAATTAATTGTTTCAACTATCCCCTTTTCAAAATCTTTTTTAGGTTTCCAATTAAGGTTTGTTTGTAGTTTATTTGAATTTACCGCATATCTAAAATCATGTCCTTTTCTATCAGTTACAAACTCAATAGGTATATCAATCTCAGGTGGTCTTTCACCATATTTAATTGTTTCATAAGCAACACAAAATCTACTAATAATTTCAATATTACTTAACTCATTATCACCACCAATATTATATGATTGATTATATTCACCATTATGAAAAATTTCGTCAATTGCTGTTACATGGTCTCCAACCCAAATCCAATCTCTAATATTTTTACCATCACCATATACTGGTATTTTTTTACCTTCAATTAATTTATTAATTATTGTTGGTATTAATTTTTCTTTATGTTGAAATGGTCCATAATTGTTAGAACAATTAGATATTACGGTATTCATATTATATGTTTTACCATACGCCTTTACTAAGTGGTCTGAGGCCGCTTTAGAGGCACTATAAGGTGAATTAGGGTTATACCTAGTTAATTCAGTAAAAGGGTTCTCATTTAGCGTTAAATCACCAAATACTTCATCTGTTGATATATGGTAGAAACGATGTCTAGAACCTTCACCCCAATATGTTTTAGCAATATTCAATAAGTTTAATGTACCAAGTATATTAGTTTCTGCAAAAATATTAGGTTCTTTTATTGAATTATCCACATGTGATTCAGCAGCTAAATGAATTACATCACTAATATTATAAGATTTAAATATCCTTTCTACTGATTTTGTGTCAAGTATATTTACTTTCCAAAATACCATATTGTCTTTCCAAATAACTTTATCACCATCATTATCCATTATATTTTCTAAATTAGACGCATAAGTTAATGCATCAATTACCACAAAATAATAATCAGGATATTTAGTAGTAAAATAGTTAACGACATGTGAACCTATAAATCCAGCGCCACCAGTTATTAAAATTCTTTTACTCATTTTATAAATTTTATATTATATTACAAATAAACAAAAAAAAATGGAGAAAAACAAATTTTCTCCATTATAACGTAATTAACTTTTATTATTATTTTATTTTATTATATTTTTTTACCACATTTTGAGCAAAAATTAGCTTTAGGCATGGCTTTAGCCCCACAATTACTGCAGTATGTTTTATACAATTCTTTTGGCTCAATATTTTTTTGAGATATAGGTAATATATTATATTTTATTGTGTGAAATGAATATGAATAAAAATTCATATCAACATAACTAAATTTTTGGTCTGAATTTTCACCTTTTTCAACTCTACCAGTTTCTAATTTATTAGTTGTAATTTCTCTTTTTGAATTAGTATTGTTAGAAGATTGAATTGACATATCCATTAATACTTCACTACCATTAAAACTTAATGAATTTGTAGGTAAAAAGGTATTTGAAAAACCAATATTAGTACCAGAAACGTTACTACTAGTAGTAGTAGTAGTAGTATTATGATTTAAATATGATGTACAACTTGAAATATCAGGTGATACAAGGGTTCTAGTAGTATTATAACACATTATTTTTTGTTCATTAAAAAATAAAATTTCTATATTACCATTATTTTTTATAGCTTCCTTACATTCATTAGTATTAGAAACTAAATAGGTATCAAATTTAAATTTTTTAGGTACATCTAAGAATCTATCAAGAAATACTCGTTCAGCTGGTCTCAAAACTAATCCAGATTGAGATATTAAAACCCCATCCATTTTAATTTTAACTAATATGTTATTTACAGTTGGATTGAAAAGCTCCAATTGGAACTCTTGACCTGATTTAAGATAATAAGTCGGAGTGTCTGACTTTTTATTGTATAATTTAATTCTACCCTTATTTATGGCAATAGCCGCTGTTGGGGTAGGGTTCCCCAAAGTTACATTGTTTTTCATAATTACTTTTAATTTTTTAATTTATGTACCAATCTTTTCATTACCTTTTGATAATTCCAAAGCCGAATAACAACTCAAGACTAATACGTAGTTAATCACGTTTAATGTAAATATATGTATTTTAAAATTTTTGTCAATAAAAAAGGATAATTTTTTTAAAAATTATCCTTTTTTTACATCAACTTGATTGGTAATATTAAAACTAATCACATTCTTTGTAGTTTTAACTTCATAATTAGAAGTTGATTTAATATCTAAATAATATTCTTGCGGTAATAAACTTTCAGTATCCAATAAGAAATAATTATAGTTGAACGCTAAATCAATTGGAGTATAATCTATTACTGTGTATTCAGCATTACCTTCTTTAATATATAATCTATATTCTAAAGAATCCAATATTTCTTGTTGATTAGTAGTATAAGGGACTTTAGAAATTACTCTAACTTTTCTAATATCACCACGTTTAATATTTTCATTATGTTTAATTCCAGAAATATTAAATGTATAATTTTTAGGTATTGTAACATCTGAACCGATATTGTAATATTCATTTGAATCTTTTAATTCAAATTCTAATTCAATGTTAGGTCTGGTAACACCATTGATGGTTATTCCACTCCAAATATCTTCATATAATACACAATCACCGTTAGTCATTGGCACCAATAATTCTATTGAATATATCCCTTGAGATTCATGGGTGATTTCATTACTTGTAAATGCTGAAAAAAGATTACCCGAATTATCTAATATATTAACACTCATACCAGACATAGAATCCACATCTGTTGGTCTTCCACCAACATTAACATATAAATAAAGTTTATTTAATTTATCAGTATAGAAATTACCTCTATTATCCGTTATTGTGTTAGTATATCTAGTTTCAATAAATGGTTCATAAAATGTTTGTGTGTGTCTAGTAAAAAAACCAACATATTTTAAATCACTAATTATTTTATCTTCTAAATTTGGTGTAAATGTTAAACCTAACCCATAGTTTGTTCCACCAGTTAAATAACTGTTAACTACATCAGTAATGTCTATTTCTAAATTTTCATTACCATCTTCAAAATGTTGCGACCCAACTATTGTAACACCAGACCAATCACTGATAATACCACTACCACCACTCCAAAAAACTGTATTTTGTGCATAAATCCAATTAGATGGGTCAGTATTTAAATTAGTTTTATCTAATGAAGAAAAGTATTTTTGACCAGAAAAATCATAACCAATACCTTCATCCCATGTTTGGTTAATCTGAAATAATTGTAAATCAAACGATGAAGTCCTGATTTTACCATCACCAGTTTCTTTACCCAATAATGAAGCATCAAAGGCTCCAGTATTAGTCATTTTAAGAATGTGTTTTAATTTACTCAAATCAGGATACATTCCT